GTGGGATATATGGGCAATAGAACGCTGCTGCGTCTGTTTCTGTTGAACCTTTATAACCTACTAGTACGTCATCATTTGCTGCATACTGGTTTACGTATACACGCATTGTACCATTTAGTGTACCAACGAATTTTGTGTTTGTTGGTGCTTCAAATGGACCTTCAGTTGTTCTTGCGAACGCTGAAGTTGTTGCACTTTGTAGTACTGTTAGCATTGTTGGTGAAACAACTGCCCAGTTACCTGCGCCACGACGTGTACGTGCTGCAATTGTGTTTGCATTTTTGTTGATTAGAACTGCTAGTGCTGCATGTTCGTCACCAACGAAAGTTGCTGTACCACTTACACCTGCTTGGTTGTATGTGTCAGCTGCTGCGCCTGCTAGGCTTGTTAGCGATCCAATGATCTCTTGGTCAATTTCTGCAGTGATCTCTTGTGCAAGTGCTTGCATGATTTCTGCTTCAACGTCTAGACCATGCATTGCATTTGCATCTTGAGCTGCTTCAAATGTCCAACGTGCTGATAGCTTACGTGTTTTTGCTTCAACAGTTTGCTTTAGAACTTGAATGCTCATTTTTTTACCAGCTTCACCTTCTAGTGCGCTAGTTGCATCTGCAACACCAGTTGATGCGTTACCTGAGTAACCATTTGCAATTGCGAATGGACTTAGTGCTTCATCACCTGCGTTTACACCTGCTGCAGTTTCTGCATAACGTACACGTAGTGTGTGGATTTGACCAACAGGGCCTGTCATAGGCTGAACACCAACGATCTCGTTAGCGATAACTGTTGGCATAACACGACGAATTACTGGAAGAATAACTTTGTTAAGAGTTGCAATGTTGCCTGCACTTGTTGCACCAGTACTTGCAGATTCTGCAAGATAGTTTCTAGTGTTTTCAAGTGTTGTTTCCATTACTTTCTTTTTTGTTCCAGATAGACCGTCTGTTAGTGCGTCTTTGGTAGCTGACCAATTTTCGAATAGATTGTCTGCCATTTTCGGTCTCCTTAACTTATACCGGCTAATTTACGAAGGTTAACAATGTTAGTATCAACTGCAGCTTCTGCTACATTTGCTTTTCCACCAGTGATTTCTTTCGAACTTTCACTAAGTACCTTCTTAGTTTTTTGTGGTTTTGCATCTTCCTTCAATACTGATGGTAGATACTTGTTGAATGCTCCTTGAAGATCTGCTGTCTTAGTAGATTCAAGTAATGCACCCATGATTTCTTTTTGTTGCTTTGAAAGCGGTGCCATCATTTCATTCATGATTAGCTTACGCTCTGCTATATCTTCAGCAACACGTGCTTTACGTGTTGATTCAGTTAGCTGAACTTCTTTCTCTGCTACGGCTTTGTTTGCTTCATCAAGCTGTGACTTTAGATTGTCCATTGCTTTGTTTAGTTTTGCAACTTCAGTACCTTCATTTAGGTAGCTGCTCATAAACTCTGCTGCAAATGTTTCAAAAATCTTACGTCCAAATGTGTTTTCTTTAGCAACTTGGATGTCTTCTTTAAGTGTTGTTAGTTCATTCTTGATAGTATTTTCAAGAATACTTTCAACTTTAGTTGCAGCATTTTCAATGAACTTACGTTTAGTCTGCTCAATAACTTCTTTGCCTTCTTTGATCATTTTGACTTTTGCTTCAACTAGTGAGCGTTTGTCTTCATGAAACTCGTTGAGCTCTTTAGTAAGTTGTTCAAGTACAAAGCCCTCTAATTGGACCATGTTCTTGTCTTGTGCCTCACGGTCTTCGCGAAGTTCATTAATTTCTTTGCGAAGTGTTTCCATCACAAACTCGTCCAGAACAACAGCGTGTTCTTTCATGTGCTTGCGATACGCAACACGATCTTCTGCTACTTTAGCTTTGTCTGCTTGGAACTCTTCGAGTTCTTTTGCAATAACTTCGCCAATCATTGTGTCCATTGCTTCTACGATTTGCGCTTTGTCATTTTCATAACGCTCTGCAAATTCTTCACGTAGTTCTGCTGCAACTTCTTCACGTAGTTCAGTTTGCTTGGTTTCCCATGCTTCACTGATCGAAGATCTAACCTCTTCGGAGAGCGCACCTGAGCTTAATAGTTCATCTATTGAGTGAGCCATATTAATCTCTCCTATACTTTAGGTTGTTTATAAATTGTGTTACCTCTTCTTGTAGGTAACGCTGTGCTCTGTCGTCGTGCTTAACTGCAGAAGCAACATCCATTAATACATTACCCCTTCTATGATTCATAACTCTTTCATAGATTGGATCAGGGTAAGCATCCGGAGCACTCGGATTGGCAACAATGTCTACAGTAATGATCTCAAAATCTTTCACATGACCGCTTTCATTTACGTTGCCGCTGCCTCTACTAGACACGCCTAATTTAACTCCACTTTCCAATAAGGTTTTACAAATGTTTCCCATTGGGGTTGGTAGAATTTTAAGTTTGCCGATACCGTTATTACCATCAATATCCATTTCTGTAATCATGTGTGATACACGATCTAGATTGATTTGAAGGTCATCTGGGTGATCAGCTTCGCCTAATACACTATATCCTTTTTTGATTTTTTCATTAATTGCTCTAACAGCATTATGAATTTCATCTTTAGGATAAATTCTGTTGTTTTGGTTACGTACATCGCCTTCGATAAAGATACCTTTCATATACAAGCTCTTACCGCCGTTAGCTTCATCGATAGCTTCGGTAACAATATTTGCTTGATTGAATGTTAGGTGCTCTTGTAATGACTTATACATAACTTACTTCATTTCTCTTTTTGGTGCTGGCGCTGGCTTCGGATCACCTGCTTCTTGTGGACCTGTTACGCCCATATCTTTAGCTGCTGGTGCACTGCCGCCTTTTTCTTCTGAACCTGCAATATCTACTGCTTCGCCGCCCATATCTTCACCTGGTCCAACTGGTGATTTACCATTGTCTGAACCGTCTGTGTGTGATACATTAACTGCGTTTAGTTCTGCGCCTTCTTCTAGACCTTCGACTTCTTCTGCATCATCTGATTCAAAAGCAACTTCTTCCATTTCTGGCTCTTCTTCTGCTTCTTCGTCGTCTGCTGCTTCGTCGCCCATTAGGTCCGCAAATGCTGCACGTAGTTCTGCAATTGCATCTTCAACATTTGCCATTGCTTCTTCTGCTTCTTCTTCTGGTGCTTCATCGCCTTCGTCGTCCATGTCCATTGCCATGTCCATTTCTGCGTCATCTGCATCCATATCTTCGTCGTCGTAAATTTCTTCACTTTCGATTTCGTCTTCTGCAGTTTCGATATCATTTAAAAAATCTTCTTCTGCATCGTAATTATCGATAGCTTCTTCTACTTCGTCGACTTCGATTGTTTCGTCTAAATCTTCGTCTTGAATATCTTCTTCAACACTTTCGTCGCTTTCGCTTAGTGCTGCCCAATGATTTTTTGCTTTCTCAACAAAAACATCGTGAAGAAGATCAGCTGCCTTCTCACGTTCTTCATTTACAAGATACTCAAGGACTTTAACTAGTGAATCCTTGTGATTGCTCATTTTTATATCTCCTTAAAATATTTTCAGGCTTACCATGACTGGTTTACAATTATTATTTAGTAACCAAGACGTTTTACCTGGTAAAAAGGGTGTAAAAACGGTACTTTTTGACAAAACGTCATTGATAAGTAGTTTTTACACTTATTCTCCTGAAGAAGTTTGGTAAATTTTTTGTACTCTAGACATTCTAGATGCATGTTCTGCGTTATGAATTTCACGTTGTTTACGTAATCTGTTAATATGTTTTAGTGTTAATCTACTACGTCTTACATCGTCTATCTTACGATTATTAAAATCGTCATCTTCTGGATTATAATTTTCTTTTAAAAATTCATCACTGCGCATTTGTTGTTCCTCCAGGTTCTGTATCGGGAGTAGATGCATTTTCTGAACCGCTAATAGGTGATCCCCCATCGCTGTCTACATCGTCTGCCATAGAATCAGTATCTGGTGCAATCGATGTATCTAAATCAAACCCACGTACACCAACATTTCCAAGTCCTGGCATACTATCACTATCGACTGTAGTTCCGGATTGATTCTCTTCTTCCCACATACGTTCATTTTCTAAAATTTCGTCTTCAGTTAATCCTAGATATTTTTTCAACATAAATCGTCTGCTCATATAAGGAACACCTTCAAGACCACTAAAGACATTGGCACGAGCAGCATGAACTTCAATTTCTTTATACTCGCTGAAACTTTGCGGTTCAACAAATTTAATTTCAAATACGCTTGTGTCTAAATTAATACCTCTGTTTTTCATAAACAGTTTGAATTCTTTATCAAATACCGGAGAAACAATAGTTTGTAATCTCTTGCAATATTGATTAAATCTATATTCTTGAATAAATGCAGTGCCTACTCTACCATCGACATATGTCGATGTACCGTCATCTGGACCGGTAGGCAAATAACTGCTAGGAACACGCAATGCTCTTAGCATTTTATTTGTAAAGTAACGCAAGTCGTCAATTTGACCTAAGTTTTCACCTCCCGGTAGTACTTCAACTTTTGAACCTCTACCTTCTGCAGTTTGTGCAAAAAAGTAGTCTTCCATAATACTCAACGGATTATATGCAGCATCCATAATAGTTGTGCCGCCACCAGTTTTACTTGGGATGCGCTTTTGGTGAATTTCATTTTTTACACGTTCAACAAAACCCATTGCTTTGTTTGCTGGCATGTTACCCACATCAACGTAGAACACTCTGCGTTCTGGTGCACGTTGCACACGATAAATGATAATACTATCTTCAAGAAGTTCTTTTTGTTTATAGGTTTTAAAGATCGGATCGAGAATACTTGAACCAAATGGATAATCACTATCCATTCCTTCTGTTAGTGCGGTGTGTACAATATGCGATGCATCAACATTGTATTCTTGTATGTTTCCCATAGAATTACTGTAATCTGATGCACCTGCGCCGTAAGCACCTCGGTCCATTGCTTGTCCACGCATCATACTGTTAACTGTTCCGTATGTCTGACTATGCTGTACAGGCTTACTTACAGTTTTGTTTTGCATGTTTAAATCTATATTTTTAACAACATACTGCTCAGGCGATTTACCTTCCGCTTCGTTAACAATTACTTTAGTAACATCTACAGGATTTACATAATATAATTCCCATGTTTCCGGATCTCTGATAAAAAATTGATCTCCGTACTTGATAATATTTCTAAATGTACGGAATATTCGTTTATCCCAATCTTGAAGATTACACCATTGGCGTAATGTTTGTTCTAATATTTTTGTTTCGCTTTCAGTTACTTCATCGATATAATTAACTTCAAAAGGCAGTTTAGTAGATTCGTCTATTTGTGTACTAAATTCACTAATAATATCTAGTGCAGCATTAACTTCGCTGTCCATATCCATCTGATCGTACTGCGCATAACGCTCAACACGATTTGGTTGACCACTATAAACTTCAGGTAGCCAGCTTTGAAAACGACTCGCTGTACCTTGCTTTGCATCTGCATTTTGTCCTTGGTATACAGTAAAATGCTTTTTCCACGACATGTGTTTATTCTCTTTTCTGTTTAATAAGTGTATTTATCAATATTATTGAGTGCCAGGTGCCGGGCCCGGAAGTGTTGGAAGTAATCCGTTTAATGTAGTGATTGCAAGCAATAATGCTTCTTGTACACTAGCACCGTTATCAATGGCTTCTTTTATTTCCCTAGAGGTACTTGCATATCCTTCTAGTAAACTGTTAAGCATACCATGTATTCCGGTAGGTTCGCCGCCTTCTGGATCATTTGGATCTACGCCAAACATATTGTTTAAAATCGATTGTATTTCAGGAGCAAGTTCGTCTCCTTCGAGACCTATTGCTAGCAATCTTAATTGATCTGCGCCCGGCAAGCCCATTGCACCAAGTATGCTTGCCATAAAGGCTAAGTTTTCGCCTTGTGCGGCAGATTGGTTGTCTCTCATTAGCCCCATTAGTCCTTGTGCGCCACTAAGCATTGTAGTGACTTCTGTCATAAAACTAATAGCATCTCTAAATCCATCTGATGAAGGGAAATCAGCTAAACTTCTAACAAATGCCGGAAAGTCTGAACTGTTAATATCCATATCAAATGCGTCTAGTATTTCTTCCATTAACGTATTTCTAAGTTCTGCACCAAATCGTTCCATTTCTGCTGCAGTGCCAGAAAGTGCAAGGGTTCCTGCATCCATTGCTTCTTGCATACGCTGTGCTGCTTCATCTATTAATGTAACACTACCTGCTAAACTATCTGCACCAGTACTAACTGATTCCATTCTTGCTTGTAGAACTGCGGCAGCACCTTGAGATCCTGCTAAACTTTGTCTTATTAATGTATCATCTGGCGCAATATTTCTAAATTGATTTGCTAATTGATCTGCAGCACCGGCAACTGTTTCAGGATCAACGCCTGATTCGATCATACCAACAATGTTTTGAAGTGCTCCTCTGACATCAACGCCGGCACTTTGTGCAAATGCTGCAAATTCAGAAAATCCTTCGTTCATAACATCAGGTGCCATACCGCCAAGAATATTACTAATTGCTGTATTAAGCATAGGACTTGCACTAGCACCTAGCTGTGTTAGACCTTCGATTGCACTATTTGCTGCAACTCGCTGATCTTCATTTAATCTAGCTAAAATTGCAGCATTTGTTGCTTCGCTTCTAAATGCTTGACTTGCTCTTATTCTGTCACGAACGTCTTGTCCTGTAAGTTGCGACATTTGTTCATTTAATTCTAATTGTTCTTGTAAACTTGTTATTAAGTTGGCTTGTACTTGTTCGTTACGCAAATCTGTTTGTAGCATACCACGTCTGATTTCTGCTTCATCTGCAATTAAACGTGCCATTTCTCTACTTTGTAGTCCGAAATATCCCAACTCTCTAGTATTTTCTCTAAAGGTATTCGTTAAACTTAATAAACGATGTGCACCATCTGTTGTGTTTTCTCCTAATGCACTTACTGCAACTCCGCTTGTTGCAACAATAGCACCAAAGTGTTCTAAACTCAAACCTATTTCTGCAGCACTAGATCTAAACGTTTGCAAATCTTCTGCATAACCTGTTCCAACTCGACGTAAGTTAGACATAGTATGCCCAAACTCTTCCATAATACCAAACAGTGTACCTAATTGTGCACCCATGGCCCCTAAGCCCAATGCACCAAATAACTCACGTGACATTTCACTACCAGATTCATTTCCTGCAACACCAGACATTGCATTAAATACGCCGCCGCTAGCAGAAGCTGTAGTTCTAGCAATAGATCCACTGCCGCCGACTATACCTCTGGTAACACCTGATCTAAGTCGACTTAACATACCGCCAAGACGTGAATCAGATTTTTTACCTTCTTCTTGTATTGCTCGAATAAGTCTGTCTGTATTTCTATCTTCTGCTTTAATTTCACGTTCAACAGTTGCACCTAATCGTTGAGCAATCGCATTTAGTAATTGCGATTGTTCTTTCGATTCTTGAAAAATATCACGTAATGTTGCTTCGGACGCTAAGTCAGAAACATCGATTGTAATACTTTGTCCGCCGTATGGTATTGTAACTGTTGCCATTAACTACTCACTTAATTGGTATAAATAAACGTATAACATTACTATTTATAGGACAAAACATGACGGATCCGTTATCACACTTTTATCGAACAAAAGAAATTTTTGTTAAACTTCCTAGCAAAGGACATTGGTATAAACAAAAGCCTAACTTAACTGCTGACGGGGAAGTAGGTGTATACCCAATGAGTGTAAAAGATGAAGTATTGTTTAAAGTTCCCGACACACTTTATAATGGCGATGCACTATTTGAAGTGTTAAAAAGTATTGCGCCTGATATTGTCGATCCGTATGAAATTTGTCTAGTTGATGTAGATGTACTTTTAATTGCTAGTAGAGCTAGTTTAAACGACGGAGAAATGAATGTTTCTGCACGTTGTCCGCATTGTAATAAAACACACGAATACGGAATCGACTTATCATCTGTACTAGCAAATGTAAAACATATTAAAACCGATCCAGTTGAGTTAGAATTACAAAACGGGTTAATTATTGTTTTTAAACCAAATACACTTGCTAGCATAACAGCTAGTCATATTCAAAATACAGAAAGTGTCAGGATTGCAGCACAAATCACAGATGACACAGACCCAGCATATGCAAAAGAACTGTTTAAAGCCAGTTTAGAAAAAACTGCTGGTGCTACAATTATTGTACTAGCAGATTCTATTGAAAAAATAGTTACACCTGACGGTAAAGAAGTCAATGAAATCGAAAGTATCAGTCGCTGGTTAGCAAATACAGATTCTAAAACAATCGAACTTATAAAAAAGCATAGCAGTGTACTAAATGAAAACGGAATACAAAAAGATTTTAAATTTATTTGTAGTAATGACGATTGCGGGGAAGAATTTAATTCACCATTGGAATATAACCCAGCTTTTTTTTTCACACACAACTTAGACAAGCAGAAAATGTAAAAGATGTAATTGATAAAATCAAACTATCAGCAAAAGGTTTTAGAAAAACAGTTTTTGACTTAGTATTGTATAGTGATGGCAATTTTACAATGAATGATGTTTGGCAAATGCCTTTGTATTACTTCCATGAAATCATTGAAGCAATGACAGATAAAGCCGAAAAGCAAAAAGAACAATTACAAAAGTCACGTAATAAAACACGTAGAACATTATAATACTGTTAGTTCGAAGAGCTAACGCTCATCGTCAACTTCGTTATCACTCAGTTGATTTTTTTCTTTCTTTAATTATTTTAATATGATTAAGTTATTACCTGGAGCTCAAGTCGCACTTAGCCTTTTACGGCCAAGTGCAAAAAAAAACGAAGGTCATTACCTATCGCACATGTGCACCGTTATAGCGAAACCTATTACTAGGCAGAGGCGGTTGTGCTGTACCCCTTTAGACGCTGCTTACAACGCAGGAACACCGGACGCAATAACGGCTACGTTACCGGCTACCCGTGGGATCCAATGGCTCAGGATTGCCCACTCTTTTGGTTTGTTTCCCCCAGCAAGTTCCGTTGGCTAAACACAGTGTGCCGCCTCCTCAATGCTTTTTATAGAGGGGGTATGTCTTTATTGTTTTGGAGAGATTCTACTAGTGCCTTAGATCCGCCTACACGGACATTTATGATGCCATTATAATATTCGTCAGTAAGTAATACTTGCCGGTCGAATTGTTCTTTTGCCTCTAGGTATGAAAGTTCACCTCTACTAGTACAAAAATATAATATTTCTCTAGTAAAATTTTCTGGGCCTAGTTCGTCAACATCTGCTTGTAATTTGTCTGACGATCCCCAATAGTCTCGCCAGTCGCTTTCTACAAGACTGCGTCTTTTTCTTTTTTTGCCTTTTAGTGGTGGCCTTGTTTTTTTAAACTGTGATAGTTTTTTGCCGATGTATTTTTTGCCATTAGTCAGATTTGTAATGAGATATACAAAGCCGATTATTTTTTCGGGTATTTCATCTACAGGTTTACCCTGGTATGTCCATTGCATACGTTATATATATCATTGGTCTTCATAAATCTAATGATTATGGTAGAAATTTTGCAAAAGAAGATATGTTTCACGCCAACCGTTGTTGATTTGATGAAAACGTTCACTAAGTTTACTCAGTGCGTAATCGTTTCCACCAGGAAAACATTTATCTCCAAAGAAAATTATGTCGTCGTTTATATATTGCCTAACTTGACTTTTATCGTGGCCTAGTTTAAAAATGTCTATGCTTGTTTCGCCTGCTACAAGTGCCTGTGACTGTGGGAATAGTTTATTAAATTGTTGTGCTACTGTATGCCTTGCTCTGTGTTCACGTTCCCAAACAGCATAACGTTCACGCTGTTCTAGGTCTGCATTTCTGCCACAAATACTAAAGTTTGCTGTGCCTACTCTTTGCTCAATATGATTGCCTGTTTTTTCCGGATATGTTATATTGTCTAAAGCCGCTTCTAAAAAGTTATATTCGTCTTCAGTTAGTTGCCAATCTGTTCTGCCAATTTCTTTGCCATTTTGATATACGTGATTACCGCTACAGTGATATGCCTTTTCAAAACTATTAGTTAACTTTTCGCCTATTTGTTCTATTGTTTTTGACCGATCCGAGCCTGTGCAAATGTAACAAGTGTGCACCTTTGTGAACTCCTGCATAAACTCTTCAAATTTTGGATCTATCTGTTGTCGTGCATCTGTTAGTGTGCCGTCAACATCAAATACAAAGCTAGTCATCTATTTTTCCATTATTGTATATCTTAGCCCAGATGTCAACTGGAATTTTACCACTATTACGCAATTCGTATCTATTTTCGTCAATTGTAACAGTTGTTATATCTAAACTCGATAAGTCTATAGTATCTGTCAAATAGTCTGATACGTTATACACTGTAGTACTACTGTCGAGCGAAATATTACTAATACTAGTAATCCAATCATCAGATTCCATATGATCCCTCATTATGCTGCTTCTACAAATTCTGTATCTGTATTAAAAGTTGTAAAGCCATTTTCTTTGGTGACTTTTAAGATAGTGTTAACACGACCTTGTATTTCATCTCTGTGACTAATAAGCAAGATGTTTTTTCCACGTTCACGCTCCATTTTCTTCAATGCACTCAATGCAGCATCAACTCCGTTTGTATCCATACCGCTGTCCACAAGTTCGTCGATTGCTAA